CGCCATGATTCATCTCGGGGGAATGGTTTACGGTGTGGGCGCAGCCCAAAGCACCAGCGCAGCCGGTTGGCAATAGCTTAACGGTTGGCTGTTGCTTTCAGTCTTTCATACAGGTCGCGATCTGTGCGGAACAGACGCGCTTGTTCAGTCAGATTGAAGCTGTCGCGACTGAATGGGTTTGCCATGCCTGCCGGGATGCCGCCAGTGCTGGCGCCGGCTGACGGTGCGCCACTGCCTTGGGGCTTAGGTTGCTTTTGCATCCATGCCGGCAGGGTCTTTGCCCACTCGCTGACGGGTGTGCGCTGATAGCCATCAACCACCACCACGGTGCCGTCAGGGTCGCGCTCGATCTGATCAGCGGTCAGCTTGGTCTTGAGCACCAGGTCAGGATCATGCACGATATCGGCCAATGCCGTCACTGCTGGCGTGACCAGCTCCAGCTCGCGGACGCGGATTTCCAGTGCGGCAATGCGCTGGTCCTTTTCCGTCGTCGCCTCACGGAACTGCTGCTCCAGAGCCTGTCGCGCCTCTTGATACTTGCCTTGCGACTCAAGTTGCTGTTGCTCGTGGTTGCGCTTGAACTCCAATAGCTCATTGACATCAACCCCATCGGGCAATGCTGGCGCCTTTTTGGCAGCGCGCAATTCAGCAATCAGTTCTTTATTTTTGCGCTCAAGCGCCTCCACACTGCGTTGCAGCGCTTCATTATTGTCACCCCCGGTAGCCGCAGGCTCCTGGGTTTGTGTTTCATCGGACATGGATAAGCCGCAGGCTTAATTACGCTGCCATCGTAATGGCGCGTGGTGATCGTGTCAAAGCGTGAATGGGACACGCCAGTCCGTGAGCCTTGGAATCCGCTAATCAAGCAGTGCCTTAATGCAGTCGATCGCCATGAGCACTTGTACCGCAGCACCGGCAATGGCTGGCATGCAGCCAAAGCGCAAGACTTGCGGCAGTACATCGCTGAGTTAAAGGACTGGATTCACCAGCAGGAAGCTGCTACCACTTCACCTTGTCCGCCCAGAATGCTGGGGACATCTTCCCGCGAGCAATATTGTCAGAATGACGCGCCTTGAACGATGCCCTTCTGGCTTTGGCTGCTGCTGATTCTCCTTTTCGTGGTGGGCTGCCACTGACGCCCTGCTGACCAAACCTAATCAGCTTGACGGTCTCGCCTTCTTTGGCGAGTACCGCATGCGATTTGGTCGGGTGATTTGGCGTCCGCTTGGGTTTGTTGTAACCCTCAAACTGCTCGCCGCGATAGGTGATCATCGCCGTGGTGCAGGTTTCAGCTCTGACCGCTTTTTGATGACCGCGTTGCCGGTTGACTCAGATTTGATCCGCACGATCGGATCATCCATGCTGCCGACACGGGTGACACTGCCGCCGCTTTGCGTTGGTATGGTCGCCCGTTCACCGCCAATGCTGGTGATCACGCCAAAGGTACGGGTGCCTTGGTAGTTCCAGCTAACCCGGTCGCCGCGTTTCATTTCTTTTTGCCGCCTTTACGGGCTTTGCCGGCTTCGGACAATGCAATAGCGATGGCCTGCTTGCGGCTCTTGACCTTTGGTCCTTTACCAGGTCCGGGCTTGCCGCTTTGCAGCGTGCCGCGCTTGTACTCGCCCATCACCTTAGCGACCTTGTCCTTTTTCTTCGCCATTAGGATGCAGCGACATGACCCAATTCTATGCGCATCATTTTGGACGAGCAGGACGGCATCACGGTGCGCGACCTGCGCAAAATCATTGGCCGCATCCCAGAGTCTGACGAAGACGGCAACAACGCTCGTATTTTTGTCGTAAATGGCAATTTGCATACATCGCCATTAAAAATCGCCGCCTTAGATGAAGACGGCGACCTTGTACTGATTTCTGACTTCTGGCAAGCCGTGATGGAAGACCTTGGAAGCTGGGACGAATTTACTGAATAGATCAACCACCAAGTGCCTTTGCTCTGCGGTCCAAGGCAGCGTTGCGGGCTTTAGCTTTGGATGCCATAGCGGCGCCTTTTTTACGGCCAGCAGCGCGTGCGGTTTCAACTTTCTTGGATGTTGATGCAGCCTTCTTGGCTTTCTTGCCTTTCTTGCCGGTGAGTTGATTTGTCACACGGGTCAGGTTTGACTTGGTGCGCTTCGACTCAGCTTTTGTCAGCTTGTCAACAGTGCCACGCTTTGTGGCGGCAGACATGGTCCGGGCTGCTTCACGAGCTTCACCGGCTGCCTTTTTGTACTTAGCACGAGCGCCCATGTTCTTGGCGCTTTTCCCTACCTTGCCGCCGCCACTGCCGGCAAAGCGGCCGTTGGAGTCACGTTTATAGGAGCGTGCCATGGCGGTGTCGCTGTAGATACTTTAGTTTACGGCTCCATATCTGGCGCGGAGTTGTTCTAGCGTTAGCTCTGACCCATCGTCGCGGACCAGCTTGGCGATGGCGTTCTTGGGTCCGTACTTGGCCGACAGCTTGTCAAAATAGGCAACCTTGTTAGCGCCAAGTGCCTTTGCCTTGACCGGCAGCGGCTGCTGGGCTAGCCACTGGCCGTAGGACTCGTTGACCGGCACCTGCCCATCGGCGCTAGCGCGGGTGCCTGCTGGCGGTGGCGTGAACCCTAGGGCTTTGTAGTCAATGACCGGCACGGTGGTGCTGCGGCAGTTGAAATGCTGCGGCGGCATCGGTCCTTTGCCATACTCAAACTCACGGCCATCGAGTGCCCGGCAGATCGCGCTGGTGCGGGTGTCAAGCGTGGCGACGTACCTGTAGCGCGGTGTGATGTCTTGGTTTGCCTCATAGACCTGCTGGCTGGCGGTGTTAGCTACCTGGTTGATGCTGGTGCGCACCAAGGCAATGACCTGGTTGTCGGCTACGGCTGTTGCCTGCCCGCCTGCAGCGATGAGCTGCTTGACGGTCTTGGCTTCCTCGCCAAACTGCAGGCTGCCGATTAACCGCTTAGCAATAGCAGGCGTCGGCTCTCCGGTCAGCAGCCCCTGCCGCACAACCTGCGAGAACCGTTCAGCCTGATCGACGGCGATGCCCCTGAACGCCTTGGTGACCACCTCGCCATTGGGCAGTGTGATCGTGGCACCCTGCGCAGCGGTCAGGTTGAACGTAGCCGGCGCGCCCTGCACTGCTGCGAACAGGTCATCGCTCAGTGCTACGACGTTGATCTGCGTCGGGTCGGTCGTGACCACGCTTTGCGCAAACTGCGGACTGATTTCAACGGTGCGCACTGCATCACGAGCGCCAGCAGGTAATGCACGCCGCAGTTGATCGGTTACAAACTCAGACTGCAATTGCGCGATGCCTTGCAGCTCGGTGGTGGTGATCTCAGTTGCATCACCTGCCCAAGTGCCGAGGCTGTCCTTTAGCTGCGCCAAGATCGCCCGCAGCCTGGCAGCTTTGACCGGCGCTGCCAGCTCATCAATCGTCCGCAGTTGATTAACTGCATCAATAATGATGTCGTTGTATGCATTAATGATGCGCCGCGCAACGCTATTGCTGAACCTATTTAGGTCAATGGCGTTGCGGTATAGCGCTTCTGGTGTGCTCATTAGATGACACCAAGTTGCTCAGGGCGATATTGCGACCTAATGCTTACATTGGCGCCACGGGTTAATGCACCCTGCACTGCTGCAGCAAAGGCGTCGTAACCGTTCTGGCCGTCTTCCATGATGCGCAGCTCATCCACTTCATCGGCTTTGCCGTCTTTGTACCATGTCAGCCGGATGACAGCTAGCACCTCATCAGGCAGGTCGCAAACGGTGTAGTCAAGTTCCTGCTTCCTGGGCTTCTTCGGCTCCATCCATATCATCAGGTCCACTAGCCAGTCTGTCAGCTTGTCCAGCAGACGGTAGATCAAGCCCCGCATTGGATGTGGCCTCCAGCTCCTCGTCTACATCAAAGTTATCGCCCAGCACATCGCCTTCGGCCAGCTCACGCAGCAGGGTCTCTTGGCTGATGGTGCCAGCGGTGTACAGCGACAACAAGGCGGTAATGTCCTGCGGCTCAAGGCGTGCGCCGAGGAAATCACGGTTGACGTAGCTGCTACCGGCAGCGGTGGCATTGCCGAGGTACTGCGCATGAAACTGCAGGCAGTTGTCGATCATGTCCTGCATATTTTGCGCGATCACCATCATGGTGCTGTCGCCTTGGCTGCGGTCAATCCGCTTGGCTTCGGCGGTTTCAGCGCTCAGCTTCTGACCTAGCACTGCCGACAGCCCTAGTTCGTTGATCTGCAACGCAAGCTGCTCAAGCCGGCGAAACTGCGCCTCAAAGCTGCGGCCTGCTGGTTCGATGTACTCGGCGCGGCCTTCGGCCGGGAACGCGATCGCCTCGCCAGGTCCGGCTGATACCTCTTCGGCTGCTGACGGGAACCCGTAAAACGCCAGCATCGGCACGGCTGAGATGTGCAGTTGATTGTCGAGGTCCGACTGCACTTGGTAGGTCTTGAGGTTCAGCTCTGCGATGTCCTCAAGCGGCGGGCGCGACTCCATAAAGCCATGGCGCTGCGCGTAGGCAATGCTGAACGGGATCTCGCTAAGGCTGGTGCGGCCTTCATCGACGACGGTGAACTCGCCGCTGTCCTGCTTGCGATGGATGCGGTACTCACCAGGCGTCAGTACGCGCACCTGCTCGACGGACTTCTCGCCAAACTCACCATCAGGGACGGTGACCACTTCCGCCAACCGGAGCTGTGTCAGCACCTGCCGGCCTTCTTGTGTCTCGGTGCGCCAGCCAAGGATTTGCCGAGGCGTGTATGTCACCCAATAGGGTCGACCCCCATTAGCTGGTGCATCCACCAATGTACCAATGTGGCCATAACGGACCATCTTGCGCGCTGCTTCATAGGTCCAGACATTGAGGTCATTGCCTTGCAGGTCTACATCGAACAGTTGCTCGCGGATGATGTCGGCGGTGTCATCCAGCCGGACAGGTTTACGGGTCAACATGCCGGCCAGCATGCGCTCTAGTCGGATGTAATACGGCGGGCAAACGCTACGGGCTAGGCGGTTGTCGTAGGACTCGTCTAGCTCGCGTGGCTCTTGCGGCAGGTAACGGCGATGCTTCTTGCGCATGCCATAGGTGCCCTGCAGCAGATCCTCAATCAGGATCCAATGCGGCTCCTGTGCGTACCAGCTCGTGTTGGGGTCGTTGACCTTGGAAACGGTGCGCTGCGCTAGCGGCCGGTCGTAGAAGTTGTACCCGCTATACACGACCGCTAGCTGCTGACAATGGTGTCAGTTTACGGCTTCAGTCCCTGATGGCAGGCCGGGTGGTTGTGATGTGCCTGCACTGCTTGATCACGGCCGACGCTGACGCCGACGCCGTACATCATGAACAGGAGTGCAAGGGCTGCGAAACGATTGAGCCAAGGGTTGGTGACCATGGTTGGGATGGTAAGTGGGCGGCCGGCTGGCCGTGAGCAAAAGATACCACCGTCTGCCGCCGTGGTGCGCCTTTGTTGCAAACCTCAATAAAGCCTGATCCCAGTGCTCCGGCCAGCGCCAGCATGCAGCGGGTTGAACTCGCGCCACACCAGGTAGCCGAGCGCGTCGTTCATGTGGTCAAAGCCGGCGTCCTTGTCTGGCTCGCCCTTGTCGTTGTAGCACTGCAGCTCTAGGCACTCGATCACGCGACGGCAGC